GGCTCCAGGCCAAGGGTGCCACGCCAAGCGCCGCAGGGGCAGCAGGACCTAGACGAGGCTGACCGTAGCGGCTCTCGCTTCGCATCGACCCCACCAGGCTGTAGTTCACCACGACCGTTGACACCCTGTGCCCAGTTGCCCTTGCCTATTTCAGTGGCGACCGTTTCGTTCTCCCACTCGTGCTCGTGGTCGTCGCCGCCCCAAACGCTCGGTTCCAGCCCGTAGTCCCTCAAGCCCCAGTAAGGCGGGCTCGTCACGATGCAGTGCACCGACTCGTCGGGGACCCCGCTCAGGTCGCGGGCGTCGCCCTGGTAGAGCCGCACCACGCCGTTGTCGTAGGTTGGGGTCATGCTGGCACCTTCAGCCGGTAGTCTTCCGCCACGCACCAGATCACCCGGACGATCCCCGAGGAGCGATCGAACAACCGCGACGCGAGCCGGTGGCCCCACTTCTCGGCCAACTGGTCCGGGGTGGTCCCGTTGGTGGCCGCGATCATGTACGACCCGTCCGCGTAGCGATGGTCGACGATGTCCGTCAGGTAGTCGACGCCCCACGGGGTGACGTTTGAGTCAACGCCTATCTCGTCCAACGCGAGCAGGTGAACGGATCGCAGAAAGTCCATTAGCTCGGTAACGCCTTCGCCCGAACCTACGGCCGCCCGGAGCCGGTCTAGGAGGTCTAACGCGTTCGTGTAGTAGACCGAGTGCCCCGCCGTAAGGACGGTGCGGCAGAGCGCCTCTAGCATGTGGGACTTGCCCGCACCCGTAATCCCCGAGAGCAGGAGGTGACGCGGCCCAGCGCCCTTGCTTAGCGCGACCACGGCGCCGAACATCTCCCGCGTATCGGTTGTGGGCTTGAAGTTGTCGAAGGTCCGAGGACCGACCGGATCATTGCGGATCGGAAGGTGAGCCGCTATGAGGTTTTGCTGATCCTGCGCTTCGCGCTGTAGCACCGCCTGATCCATTCCGCACATATACGGGGAAAGTCCGGCCGCCGACCCGTTAGCTAGGGCTGGCCGATGCTCCTTGGCCCACTCGACGAAGCTGGCGATCCTATCCGCCCGAAGACCGCCGCCAGCGCCACACTTGAAGCAATCCTCCCGGGGAGTACAGAAGAACTCGTCAGGGACTGGCGTCCTAGGGGTCGTATCGAATACGAGCGGGTTCATCCGTGCGCCTCCTTCGCGGCCCGGACAGCGGCCCGTCGATCGTCCTCGCTCTGCGGGCCTGACTGTAGCCCAGCTAGACGCTTACTCTCCGACGTTGTGCACCAGCGCATAAAGAAGCCCTTTACGCCCTTCGGCTTCCGGCTAGGCGCTGCGTTCTCGATCCACTCTAGGGCTGCCTCAGCCTCTAGCGACAGGTTGAGGAGAGGATACGCCTCCTCCATCTTCGCAACCCACCCGTTCTGGAGAGCAGCAGCGTCGAACTTCTCGTGGGCAGATAACCGGTTAGCCCAGTCGGGCACCCCTTCTAGTAGTAATAGTTCGTTGTTAGTTCCTTTGTTAGTTACGGGTGACGCGTCAGTGCGCCCCTCGGGTAACGCATCAGTGCGTCTCCCCCTAACGCGTGGGCGCGTCACCCCCTGACGCGTAGATGCGTTACCCCCTGTCGCGTGTACGCGACTCTCCTGGGCCTCGGTAAGGCCGGGTAGCGATAGGACGAAGACGTTCGAGGTCTGCCGCCCGCCCTCGAAACGGTTGGCTACCCTTAGTAGCCCGTCGTTCTTCATGGCGTCGACGTGACGCCATACCTGACTCCTCGAAAGCCCGCAGAGGTGCCCGAGGTCCCTGGCGCTCGGCCAGCAGACCCCTACCTCGTCGGCACGGTTGGCAAGAGCTAGGAGGACGAACTTCCTGGCTGCTGGCAATTCCTGATCCCAGGCCCACGCTGTAGCTTGCGCCGACATTACAAGCCTAACTCCTCGGCCGGGGTAGGCTCCTGGCTGATCCACCGATAGATGGCCTCGGCCGTCGCCAGGAGGTCTTCATTTAAGCGCACGTCCTTCGCGCCGCCGCCGATGCTGTAGTAGGCTATCGCCTTGTCGACGGCCCCCTGGCGCTCGATACTCCGCCGTTTAGAGGGGTGATCCGGCTTCATCGTGTCCTCGGGTATCCGAGGAGCCGAAACGTCGGGCTGGGGGCCTGTTGGGGCCTCCTGGTGGCCGTGCCCAGCGTTGAGCTTAACGAGGTTCCAGTGGCCGTGCCCAGCGTTGAGCTTAACGAGGTTCCACTGGTAATGGTTGTCGTACTGCCCGTCCTTGTCCTGCTTGAGCTTGCCCCGCTCGATGATCGAGGTGAAGGTCTGCCGGGGCGGCGCGCCCTTATCCGGGTTGCGGGGAATCCACATCTTCGACGGGTAGTTAGATATGGACGGAATCTTGACCGATAGCTCCCACTGCGGCTCGTACGGCTCCCGCTTGGATTCCGTCTCGGCCGCGCTCAGAACCTCTAGCTCGACGGTTCGACGTACCGGGTCTTCCGCCATGATTAACTCCCTCCGTTCCTCTCGATGATTGCTCGTAGCTCCTCTGCCGTCTTCCCGAGAGCCGTCGCGACCTTAGTAACCGTCGTAGGGTGAGGCCCATAGGGACGACGGTGCCGCTGGTCAAGTCGGACAATAGTCGAAAGAGACACGTCGGCTGCCCTTGCTAAAGACTCCTGGCTATAATTGGCGAGTTGCCGAGCGCGCCGGAAAGTCACGCCACCGTCTCCGCCATCAACTGAGTGCGGAGGTCCCCCGCTTCGATCCCCAGGTGCGGTGCCAGCGCCTTCGCGGTACGGAAACGCATCTGGTGACGCCGCCCGTTCTCGTAGGAAGCGATGGCTTGGATGCTGATACCGCTCAAGGCCGACAACTCAGCCTGGGTTAGTAGTTTGGCTTCTCGGAGTCCCTTGAGAATACTCATACTCGGAAGTATAAACGGCCTTGCATTGCCTCGTCAATACCCTCCGCAGGGGTTGACAAGTGGGATTCTATGCCTGACAATGCCTTTACAATCAGGAGGTAGCTAGAGAGTACGAACAACAAACGGTGGTGACGACAACCAACCCAAACCAAGCCCGGCAGGCGGTGCAAGGGGGGAGCTTCGAGAGCGGCGAACCCGGACCCGGCGACGAGGCGGCAAAGGTTCAGGGGATGAAAGGGCCACCCCTGCTGACGAGGCCCCAGCCGGGCCGAAACCTAGAGGAGACGACGGTGCACGTTTACACCTACAACGGCGAGATACTAGAAGTAGACCGAATCATTGAAGTGAAGTTGAAGTACCAGCAGCGAGCGGAGAGGCGCTACGAGGCCATCGGCGACCTCGGGGCCTGCTCGCTCAACCGCGACGGGTTCAAGGAAGCGAAGCTAGCCATCGAGGCGGGCGAGGCCCACGCCCACGCGCTCTGGGAAATCCTCAAGGAGCCCACCGACCGAGACGCCTACATGATCCGCCCGCTTCCGTGGGAAGGGCCGGGCGAGTATCAGTACGTCCATTTCCACGACGGCACCCATCGGTACATCAAGGTCAACGGCTTTATGGGGATCGTCTTCGAGGTGCACGGGCCTTGCAAGGGCGAGCCGAAGCCCGAACCTCGTAACGTGATAGTTGAGCACGCGAAGCACTGCGCGAGGTGCTAGGTGAGTCCGTCCGCCTTCGGGCGGGCGTAAACCCCACGGCCCCGTGGCAAGGCGCGGGCCAAATCGAACAAAGGAGGTAGCGAATGACGAAGACAACCCGGCTACCGGGCCACCACCATCGACGGTTCACGGTCACGACCGCGCTCCCGAGCGGGAAGACGGCGAAGGCCGATGATGGAATGCCCCTCAAGGAATGGAGCCAGGCCGGTGACCTGCTCCAGCGAGTAACGTACGTCGGCGATGTGGACCGCATGGACGGGCGCTGGTCGCTCGTCGTCCAGTGGGTCGACCTCGACAACGTAGGCCACCGGATCGCCCTGCCGCACGAGGTCGTGGAGAAGCTATTCCACCACGCCGCCAACATCATGGCGGCGGCGAGGTCGGATAGAGCCCAGGCCGGGGCGGCTACCCGCAGGGCGAATTCAGGACCGACGGCCGACGCGGAGTGCTCGTGCGAACACTACTACGACGACCACGAGTTCGGCTCCAACTGCCGGGCGGAGACAATGGAAGGCCGGGCGCGATGTAGCTGCCCTGGCTTCAAAGCAGCGTAGTGCAACCCTGGGGGCCGGGGCCGCCACAACCCCGGCCCTCATTCAACAAGGAGGGGATATGGATACCCTAACAATAGAGTCGGCGACGATGCGATGGGTTCGACTCAAGTGCAAGGGCGCGGTACAGGCGGCGCGGTTGCGTTCACACCTGCGGCACGGCGGCGTCGCCGTCCTGGCGGTAGATAGCAATTACGTCACCTACGCGCGCATCCGCAAGGATCACGGGGTCGGCACGCCGTGGCTCGACAAGGTCCGCAGCGACTTTAACATAAGCTCGGCCACCAATACCGCCCCGGAGGGCGACGTACTCAAGGCGCGATGCGGCCTCTACGCCGTCGGCGCTCAGACGCTTGACTACCACCAGCGCCGGTGCAACTCGTGCCAGTCGGCAAAACCTACGGCGCCCGCACCGGACCCCGTACGGACCTTTACCGCGGCGCCGGAGGCAGGCGATATCGTAACGCCGGTGCCCAAGGTAAACAAGCGGACCGATACCGATTCACTACCAACGCTTGACCTGCTACAGATCGTCCACGACGGGGCAATGGACTTAGCAGACCGTGCCGACAAGGCGATGAACGCATTGAAGGACGCGGCGAAACTACACGAGGCGATGCTGGAATTGGAGCGCCAGCACGAGGAGGCGCAGAACGCCCTCCGGGTATACGTCAGCAAGAGCCCGCTGCAAGTGGATAGGTAAATCCAAAGGGGGGGAGTAATGAACGAAGGGACCCGAGACATGGAAGAATTGGTAAGGCGGTGGGGCGTCCTCGACGAACGTATCAGGAAGGACACCGAGGACCGGGACCGCCTCGGCTGGGCGATCACCCGGTCGATGCAGGAGGACGGCGCGACCGCCCTCGACCACCCGACGCACGTAGTCGAACTGGCTACGAAGAACGAGTGGGACCGCTCGAAGCTCCACCCGCTTCGGGAGCTTATCCCGCCCGAGGTGTTGGCGAAGGGGTATACTCCCGAGCACGAGGAGACGGTCGTAGTAGCGGAGTCGTGGAATATGCAGCAGGTGAAGACCTGGGTGAAGTACGGCAACAGGGTGCAGGCTATCATCGAAGGGGCAGCGAAGCCTAAGCCTCCGGTGCTGGCGATCCGCCCGAAGGAGCCGAAGTGATGCTCGACCATTTCGAGACCTGCGAGCTATGCGGCCAGAACAAGGCCGTATACCCGTGCGGGTGCGCCGAGGAGCACGAGTTCGCGGCGAGAACAGAGTACAACGAGCTAGCTGGTAAGCGTCTCCGGGCCGCTAGGGTCACGGTAGAGATGCTAAGGGATCGGCACCTACGGTTCGGCGCGATCGAGTTACCGGACGGACCGGGTAACGTCTACCTGGAGCGCCCGATTGAGGAGTTGCAATGACCGATCAGATTACACCGACAAGCCCATGTATGCGTTGGCCTGGAGCCAAGGATTCCGATGGCTATGGACAACACCGCGATGAACATTGAAACGGGCCGACCACGCGGTCTGAATCCGACTACCCACTTCTGGTTTGAGCGAGCCACTGGTGAGCGGGTCCGTATCTGTGACGGCGCATCCTGGGCAGAAGAACCAGAACCCAACGATGGCCCGACCCCGTATGCCCCTTGCAATTCATGTAAAGAGTTGTACTTGGAGGACATCCTGTACGGTCGGCAGATGTTCGAGATTCTTCCCAAGCCCCTAGCCCCCACGAGAGATAGACAGGCCCGCAAATTTGGGGCATACTCCCCTAAAATAGGGGCGTATGCCCCCGCACAAGAGTATACCCCCCAGAATTCAGGGTGTCCAATGCCGACTGTGCCGATAGCAAGCTTCGCTCGATTCTATGAAGCTAGGCCGCCTGACAAGGTGCGTATCGTCCGGGATATTCGGATTCAGCAATCCGACCCTGAGGGGTATGCAGGGCGAGACTACTATAACGACCTACGAAATATCCTCCGGCGCACACATTGGCAAACCAATGATATCGAGGTGTTTGAATCTGCTCTGGAACAGTTTCTTGCTAGCCAAAGAAACAACCTTAAGAAAGAACACTTCAGGCAGATAGGCGAGGCATACATCCGTCATTGGAAGCGCCTGAACGCGTCCTTATTTGACGTTCTGCCTGTCGAAGTTAACGTCGCTGGACTCACGATCTTGGTGCGGCCCGAAGTTGGTATGCATACAGACGATGGTGACGATTACGTTCTTAAGCTTTGGCTGAATTCGCCAAGACTGACGCGCCAATACAGGCAAGCCAACCGATATTTAATGGAGCAGGCCCGGACCCAGGCGTGGCCTATAGACTGGCAACCTGCCCTATGGGATGTCCGACGAGAGAATATCCCACCCCCGGTTTCGGTGGCGAGGGACTTTATTCTTGGGCTAGAGGGACAAGCGGCAGCGTTCCAACAGATTTGGACCAAGCTTGACGACCTAGCGGACAGTAGCCGAGGCAGGGCATAAATGGACAGCAATGTCATCTACTGCGGAGACAATCTGGAGGTGTTGCAAAAGTACGTCCCTGATGAGTCCATTGATCTCGTCTATATCGACCCTCCGTTCAACAGTAGCCGGAACTACGAGGTCTTTTGGGGCGAGGCCCAGGAACGACGATCATTCACGGACCGTTTTGGGGACGCTATGACGTATCTGGATTGGATGCGCCCTCGGCTAAAGGAAATCCACCGCATTTTGAAGCCAGACGGTAGCTTTGTCTATCATTGTGACTGGCATGCTAGCCACTACGTGAAGGTAGAGTCCGACCGTATATTTGGCTTTGACAACTTCCAGAACGAACTTATCTGGTATTACAGGGGCGCAGGGGTATCCCCAAAGCGATTCGCGCGCCGTCATGATGCCCTGCTTTGGTATACGAAAGGCTCGACATGGTACTTCGACCCTGACCCCGCACGCATGCCTTACGCGGCCGCCACCGTTGAGCGGTTCAGTCACCACATCGGCAATGTCCGTGAAGGGCACGACTATGGCCCCCAGAAGTTGAATCCAAAAGGGAAGCACCCCGACGATGTATGGTCGGATATCCAGCCCGAAGCTCCCTCTGCAAAGGTACGGCTTGGGTGGCCTACACAGAAACCCTTACCGCTACTAGAGCGGCTTATTCAGACCCTTTGCCCGCGAGACGGTCTTGTCTTGGATGCCTTCTGTGGGTGCGGCACGACCCTGGAAGCCTCGGCGCTTCACAAGAGAGGCTGGATAGGTATCGACGTTTCCCCCACCGCTTGCCGTGTGATGGCGCAACGGCTGGAAGACCGGCTGGGCTTGAAAGCTGGGGAAGCCTTTGAAATCCGTGACCTGCCCAAGACGGCCAATGAACTCCGCCACATGCCTCACTTCGAATTCGAGAACTGGGCGGTGGTTGCCTTGGGAGGGATACCGAACCGCGTGAAGGTCGGCGATCTTGGAATAGACGGCAGGCTCTATCTGGCGGACATTGAAAAGAGCCATCAGGGGGACTTCCTAGAGACTCTCGACAAGTGGTATCCGATTCAGGTTAAGCAAGTAGACCGCGTGGGCCGCCCAGACATCGACAAGTTTGAGACAGCCATGCGGCGCGACAAACGATTGCACGGGTATTTCGTCGCCTTTGGATTCACCGATGGAGCCATGCGGGAGATCAAAAGGGCCAACGTAGACGATGGACTCGACATCGTGCCGCTAACTGTAGACGAGATTTTGGAACACGAGCGCGTTGCCCTGGCCTGACTTTTGGTTCAGAATGAGGACTTTTGGTTCAGGAGGTAGTTATGGTGCAAAGCCCCGGATACGGGCACCTCGTGAGCCAGGGACGGGTTTTGTGATAGTTGTTACCGTTGAACTATGGCCTGGTGGGGACAAGAGTAGGGCACAGGTCCTCGGTCGCGCCGCGATCATCAACGAAGGAACTGGCACGCTGTCGCGTGGAACCTATGCCGCGACCTTCTCAGACAAGGCCGGTCGGCTCTGGCGAGCCATTGAAGTAAGGGGCTTCCCCAGGAAGCGGCTACTCGCCTGGGACTTGCTCTATCGCGCCCTCAGGGATGCTGTCGGTGAACGCAATCGTTAGTTAAACCCCGGTACCTTCCATGGCGGAGTGAACTGCCAGTCCAGGAAGCAGGCCCGGACACTCAGGAAGGCCAACATGATGAGGGTGGTCCCACCAAACTTCATTCGCCGTCGCCGTTCAGCTTGTCTAGCTTTCCCTCGATCCTGCCTAAGTGTCTGCTGAAGTCAGCAGCGAACCCTGCGCGCTTCTCCTCGGTCTGGTCTATGCGGCGATGAAGCTCGGCATGGTCTCCACGGTTGTTCTGGACCGCTGCTGCAAAGTCCACACCGAGCTTTTTAACAGTCGTAGAGATCCCGCTTGCCCGCCAACAAATCGCAGCGATAATGGTCAGGCCCGTCAGGATAAGGCCGCCGATTGTCCCGATGAGTGCTTCCATTACGGAGGGCTAATGCTGACCTCGACGTTATCCACGTTGTTGAACGTCTGATAGATTACACTGTCCTCAATAATGAAGTCTTTGGCGGCGAATCCGTCTCCAGCCCCAAGCTCATTAAAGATTATGTCTACCGTACCAGCTTTGATTCTAGTAACGACGCAGGGGCCGCCCTTAGTGTAGATGTTTGATAGCCGCAGCACGTCCACTTTCCCGTTGACCCCAGAATTCGGGGCTTGCAGTTTAAGCTGGTCATAATAGCCACCCGAAGTGGTCATCGCATTAGCCCGGTTCCCGCCTCCTATTGCCCTGGCCCTTGGTACGCCTGGTGTCGGGGCTATGGACATGCCGTCCGAGGCGTTCCATTTAACATTTAACTCATGGGCTTCGATGGTTGAGAGCGTGAGCTTGGTGCAGCGGAGTCGGTCGATAATAAGGTGTCCCACCTCTATAAAGGTGGCTGTGAATCCTGAGCTAGTAGGCAGTCCACCGATATATACGACATTGGTTTGACCACTTGGGAGGGTGCTGCCTGCAAATGCCGTTCCCACGGTAATGTCCTCGATACTGATCTCACCCACAGGGGTCGTACCCAGATCGACTCTGAGCGTATTATCCGCAGAGTCGTAAAACGTGGGGATGTCTCCAGGCGCTTCATAAATTCCAGCCGAACCGGCGGAGAATGACCGCTCCTCCAGCATCACGTCAGCAGCCACGTATGAGCCGCCTCCAACGAGAGCCAATAACACGCCGATACAAGCGGAAGGAGGAATCCCGGTCAGCCGGAGGAGTTTGTAGGGGCTGAGGATGAGAGTACCGAGCATCCTCCAGCGTGCCGACTCTGCTTGGAGATATTCAATCTTAGCGAGAAGCCAGTCACGCTTGGCCCGGACCGCCCCGTAAAGCCTAATCATTGTCACTTTGCAGCACGTCCTTCGCCAGGGCGATAATACCTGCTCCCGAGCCAGTGGTAACCTCTATGGAACCGATCTTAAGGCCGTATATACCCAAGAGGAATAGGCCCACGATGGCGGCCATGATCTGCGGTCGTATCTTGCCGAAGAACTTCTCCATTATCGCCTCCTGCGGCGCCAGGGATTACGAATCCGCGGGCGGTGCAACGGCTTCCTCCTTGGGGTCAGGCGGGTCCTCCCCTGGCGCCTCGACCTTGTTCGTCTCCATGTAGTGGACGAGTAACCACACGTCCTGCGCGAAGGACCAGATGCCCGTGCTGGCCCCGACCTTCGGTGGCCCGTACTCTTTGACCTGGGCTACAAACCATTCGTAGTTGGCACGCGGCAGCGAAACGTAACCGTCCGAGTCCTTCAGCCGCTCGTCAATGTCGACGATCTTGTCCGTATCACTCCAGTCCTTGATGGGGATGAGCTTCCGGGTCTGCTGGAGCACGCCTACGAAGTCCAGGACTTCCGGATCTTCGCCACGCTTGGTGAGGGTCCACGGCTCGCCCTCATAGTCCAGCCATTCGTCCGGCACCGGGATGTGGACGAAAGGCCGGGTGTGCTTTCGCTTCTCCTCTGCTGCCTTCCGCTGCTGCCTGTTAGACGACATCTTGCCCCTCCTCGAATACGTTTGTCGCCTGCCCGTCTTTGAACTCAGGATGGTGCGCCCTGGCCCAAAGGTAAATCGCCTTGATCGGCTCCATTCCCGCGCCCACTAGGACTGGGGTATCCAGGTAATCGTCGAAGATAGGCTGCGCAGGCTCCACGACAACCATGATGAAGTTCCCGGCCTCGTCCGCCATCTGATTACCGTCGGCGTCCCGGTCCGGCTCCACTACCGCATCAATGTTCTCGATCCTACTGTGCTGGCGCCGCAGGAAGGGTTCTCTTTCCCCACGTTGGTAGTCCTCAAGGCTATTCCACCAGTCCCAGTACACGCTAACAGCAGCGTCCTTCCGGTGGTATACATAGGACTCAACATTGATATACGCGTGCTCTCGCGCAGTCCCGGTGCCCTCGTCCAAGTGCTTTTTTTTGAATCCCATCCTGCTACCTCGCCTCAAGCGCCGCTATCTTCCGGTTGGCAGCCGCCAGATCAGCCTTCACTTTATCGAGCTCGGTCCATTTCGTAGAGGCCGTCTTGTGTATCTCGTCGACGGCCAGCTCGACGCCGTTCACTCGCGGTTCGATATCGTTGAGCCGAAATTCGTGCCACTGGACCGCACCCATCAAAAAGCCGCCTACGTAGCCAGCAGCGATGCCTTTGCGGTTGCCAGAAGCAAGGAAGTCAGGCACGTCCTCGGCGATCATCCCGTAACGTAGGTACGGGTCGTCCTGCCTGCCATTCTCTCGCCGGTACTCATTCACTTCTACCATTGCGAGGAGCCGACTGAATATCGACAAGTCTGCGATGGGGATAACGCCTCGCTTGATGTCACGGGAGGACCCATCTGTCCAGACACCAGAGGTAGAGAGGTTCCCACCGTTGACGTTCTCACGCATGAAGAAGTTACTGCCTCCCTCCGTAGGGGCAGTGGTCATAAGGATGTTTTGTGCATTTGTGGCTGCCCCACTGCCCGCTAGTGTGATGACCGGCTCGGCTACCCTGAGCGTCTGAAGGTCGGTAATGGTCACGCCAGTCTGCACCGTGACTGCCCCGCCAGTAAAATCTACTATCTCCGCGTCCGCCCTGGTGGTGGTTTGGGTCAACGCGGGGGCAACGAGAATGGCCTTGGCACCATTTGTAGAGAGAGAACCCCCAACGCGAAAGTGTGCGTTGCTGGCCGCTGCCACGTTGACGCCAACCGTGCCGGTAGTACCGTCCACGTAGACAATGGTAACGTTGTCTCCGAGTAAGACGTTAGAACCCGCGGCAGCGCCCAGGGTCAGGTTGCCCGCGCTGGTGTTGACCGTCGTCGCTCCGGTAAATTTGAGCACCCCTGAACCTACGGCTTGGAGGTCCCAAATCGTATCGGTGCCATTGTAGGAGAGAATAGAGTCGCCGCCGGTTCCCAAGCTGATCCGCTGGTTGTCGTTGAACGTGAGGTGGCCGGTCGAGACGACGGCCGAGTCGAGGTTGCGGCCGTTACTCCCGTCGTGAAGGTGGCCAGTCGACGTGTCTATCGCGTCCGCGCGGAGGTTGTTGTACTGGGCCGCCGTAGCGGTATCGCCGGTGTCGACTGTTGAGCTATTCGCCATGTCCTACCTCACAGGCCCGCGTCTGGTAGTCCTCGATGCTATGGATGGGGTCGTAAAGCCAGGGTAGCTTGCCGTGGGCGCCAGTATACTCGCCCTTCGTGATCACGTCCCGATCCCGGCAGTGGCAGCATATCTGGCGGAAGTTTGGGTTGGCCGCGTCCTGGTCGGGATGCCAGCAGCACCGGGGGGCGATCGGTTCGATGGTAACGTCCGTCGCTCGGGCTCGTTGCTCTCTGTTGCTTAACCCCACTGGAAGAACCCCCACCGCGCGTTGCCCCAGACCCCGCCGATGGTCTGCTGGAGAGTCCACTGGCACTGGACGTACTTGTTCCCCTGCTTGAACTCCAGGGTCCGGCCCTCGATGTGATACTCGTCGTCGATACCCATGTCCGTGTAGACGAGGTTCACCCGGTCGCTCATGGAGCGGTGGATAGCCTGCATAAGCGCGGCCCGTGTCTTGTTGGGCATCGTGCAGGTGACGACTTCCTTACGCATCTGGCGGAGTTCGACCCGCTTCTCAGCACGGCCCTGGGCCGTGGCGAACTTGTCGATGTGGAGGGCCTTGTGCTCGATCCGTCGGCGCCCGACGTCCGTCTGGCTCTTACTATTCTCGGCCCGACCGAAGGTCTTGCTCGACTGCTGTCCCTTGTCCGCCCTTAGCCGCAGGAACGTGATGAAGCCATTCGTCCCCGAGCCGTTGTATAGGTCTATGCGCCGGAAGTTGCCGTCGAACCCGGTCACCACCTCTACGGTCACATTGTAGACATTATAGGTCAGGGGGGTGTCCGTCTCGTCGAAGCCGGTGTCCGCCTGGGCGTAACCAACTGTGACGAGGTCAGGGGCGGTGAACAGAGCTACCCGGGTGCCGTCGCCGTCGACATCCGACGTTCCTATCCAGGCGAGCGCCGTGGTCCCGGACGCGTCGGTAATCCGGACCTGGTGCTTCCCGTCGTTCCAGTCTGTGAAGTCCTGGCTGATGTCGTCTAGCTGGTAAAGGGAACTCCCTGTAGCCGATACCACCGTTCCCTGCTGAGTGTCCACCGCGCCTAGGAGGTCCGTCCCGCCGCCAGTTTCCAGGGTGTTGACGGTGAAGTCGGTCGTATGAACGGGCCATATCTCGTTCGCTATATGGTCCTCGTCGCCGACAGCGGTGAACTTCCTGGTGATACCGTTGTTAAGGGACGGCCGATCATCGACTTCCAGGCGCCAGACGAGGACGGCTGCCGTACGGCTGATCCGGTGGTACTGGTAATAGACCTCGTTCTCGACGTTCTCCTTGCCGTCGTCCCACCTGAAAAGGTCCTGGGACACGATCATATCCGTGGCCGCCGCTTCGCCACCGCCAGCAGGGTCTCCACGCCACGTCTTGAGCGCCTTCGTATGGGGCGCTGACTTCCGGTGGTCGGAGTCCTCGTAGCGGTAGTAGCCCGCCCCATCGACGGTGAATATGCCCACATCGTCGTCCTGAAGCTGGTACGCCTCGGTCAGGCCGTCCCGCCCCATGCTCTTGACGTGCTCCTTCTCGATCGCGAGGGTGGTGCCGGTGTCCAGAATCCGGTTCGCAGATGAAGCGTCCACGGCGTCCAGGATGCGGTCGAGGATGGCCTTAGCGGTCGTGTTGTCGACTTCGGGGGCAGTCCGGTACACCAGGTGTTGACCCATGCGCTCGCGGTCGTCCATTGCCCGAATCAGGCAGAACTGGTTATGGGCCTCGGGCTTCGGCTCGATCCTGTCGATGCGCCCGAAGAATAGGGACCGCCAGCCTCCGAAGTCGTCCCACTTGTCGCTCGCGTGGGTTCCTCTACCGCCGATGCCGTACTTAGTCGCCGTGTTAAACCTCGTGGTCGTGTGGGAGAACTGGAGCGTGTCGTCGACAGAGACACGAATCACATCCCCGTGAGTCTCGACGCCAATGATCTTTTCGTCGGAAGCGGTCCATGTGAAGGCGGCTTCGGCTATGGACGTGAGGGTGCCGGAGACAACCTCTCCAAGCCGTATATTCGTGCCGTCGTTGTAGACAAGCAGATAGTTACTGGCGTCAGAGTAGCGCACTATCAGGCCACTCCGGGTGCCTCCACGGACGTACTTGACGCCCACGAAGCAGTCCGTCTCACCAAAGTCGAGGACCGCTGAGTAGTTCCCGGCGGTGACGGGTATCATGCGGTTGGACTGGGCCTTGAACTGAGTGACGTCCCCGGCCCAGGCGTCGAACTCGCTGTCGTAGTCGGGCTTACGGCTGGCCAGCGTGGTGTTATCGGCCACGTCGAAGGTGTCTACCGGGTAGCCTACCTGGACCCAGATGTTCGGGCCGGGTAGTTGCAGGGGGTAGAGCACGCTCGTCGCCTTCGGTGGGCTGAAGCGGTGATCGTCGTTCTTGAGATATAGCTCCAGGATCGTCGCGGGGGACCGGCGCTTCCGAAGGTTGATTTCCTCGATTATCTTCATACCGCGGCCCTGAGTCCGCACGTACGTCGTGATGTCGGAGTTCGCGTCCGTGAAGTCGCCGTCCTGGTCGAAGTCGGCCCGGACCCTTGTTAGTGGCGTGGGCACTTAAGTCCCCCGTCTTTCGTTGATGTCGATGCGGTTAGCGATGTCGCGGGCCAGGTCGTTCGCGGCTACCTCGTCCTGGATGTGGGCCTCGTTGAAAATGAACGTATACGAGTTGCCGGCGCCCATACCTTTGCCTTTGCCGAGGGGTATGACGGCCTCGGGGCCAGCTTCGCCGATCATGGCAAGGGTGGGCTTGGTGACGATTCCTCCAGCATGGAAGCCGGGAACGGTAGCGGCGCCAAGCCCGGAGGAGGCGAACGGGCTTACGCCAGTGAATATCTTGATGATCTTCTTGAGCCAGTCGGGGATGATTCCCTCAATGAAGCTAATCGCGATCTCGACCCCGTCATCTATCCACTCCGTAACCATTGTGATGACTTTCCATACGGCGTTCGCCTTGTTAGTGCCGAACTTAAATGCTACCCAAACACCATCTGTAAGCCACTCCGTAACCTTGGTGATAATCTTCCATACGGCGTTCGCCTTGTTAGTGCCGAACTTAAATGCTACCAGAACACCATCTGTAAGCCACTCCGTAACCTTGGTGATAATCTTCCATACGGCGTCCGCCTTGTTAGTGCCGAACTTAAATGCTACCAGAAC